AAATCACTATGTATTATAGTCAGTCAAGTAACGCTATTGCACACAGGGGGGTGGGGGGTACTCATCAGCTCATCCTTTTCAAAAAAAAAGGGGGTAGGTGTAAATAAATAAAAAAAAAGATTGCATTACGCTAGCAAGTGCGTATGATACTAAACCCGTTTTTATTCCTTAACTAGTTTCTAACAGGGTCTTAATCTTCTCTTCTATGTCAGCTTCTATCTCGTGCGTATCTCGTGCTTCCTTCGTCTCTACTACATCCGAAAACAATGCCACGCTCTTACCTAATAACTCAAGGCTACGGATTCTACTTGCACTACTATCAGCTTCTTGTGATTCTTTATATAGTCTTTCAAGAACATAACTCCTTGTTCGTATGGAGGAAGCAACTGCATGGTCTTCCTTCTTCTCTAAAGCTTTCCTAATGCTTTGGGTAATCTTAGGGTTAGTGCTTAATAGTCGGCTAGCTTCTACCTCTACCCATTTAGGAATAGTTCCGTTCTTGTTAGGCTTAACGTCATAGCTGTTAAAGTAAGCTTCTTTGTATGTGGGATATGTTCCTTTAACGATTGCATCAACAAACTTCCGTTGTTTAATAGTCAGCTCATCTTCCTTCCCAACTATTTGAAGACTAGGATTATCTTTTCTATTCATGATTGCATTATGAGCCAAATAGTCTTTTCATGTAATGCTCACAATATGCTTGCAGTTATGATGTGTAATGATATTATTATATTTTCAATTAACCGATAGGAGGTTTTATAGATTAGAACAAGATAGTGAACTGGGTCGTGACAGGGCTTAACCAGTTATGAGGGTCTCAAGAATTACCCTCGGAGATAGAAGTAAAGTTCCAAAACAAAATGCGTACCACGAGAACTAACACAATCAAAGTTAGGGAGAGTGCGGAAACGATAAATTCCAGTTGTGACATCCTCCAATGTCCTAACAGGTGGCTTCTGTTAGCTGAATGAGTGAGGTGATGAATTCATGTAGCCAATGCCTACGAATATAAAGCGTGTTGCATTGTTAAAATAAATCTGAGTTTATTACCTCTAGCCAATTTTAAAAACGAAACAGACTGGAGGGTCGAAATATGCGTAAAATAAAACGTAAAGATTATGATGCTTTGATAAACAAAGTTTCATTAATAGTTGGGTCTATGGCTTTTATAGGCTTTGGTTTATTAGTCTTATATCTTATTTCAATTATGAAGTTTGATTATGCTGTTGCTAACTTATATGCACTTTCTTTGTTTAGCTTTGGAAGTGCTGTTGGTCTTTCCTTAATTATTAATGGAGTAATCAATGAAGAATAGAAGTATAAAATTATCACCTTTGTCTTTATTGCATCTCAGAGTTTGTGCAAGATTTAGAGACTTAGATTATGGTCTTTATTCTTTTATGATTAATGAAGTTACAAGGCTTCTGGCAGAAATGCCAGAGGACATTCTTGAGCAACTTATTAAAGCTGATTTTCTTGTAGAGAAAAAAGAAGAGGTTGAGGAGGTTGCACAATGAGAAATATTTCTATTGCAATCGCTAAAGCTTTTAATGATAGAAGAACCAAAACTTTAGGTAACTCACACACAGACGGAGAAGGATTATATTTACATGGTCATAGAATCGCATTTTGGGATGAAGACCATAACGGAGAAATATTATCTTTCTCAATGTGTGGTTGGGGAACTGTAACAACGAGAGAGAGATTAAATTCTCTCTTTCATGTTCTTGGTTTTGATATCTCTATCAAACAAAAGAGCCGGGAACAGGTTTTAGTGTTCAAAGGTAAAAACATTCCAATAGGAGATTTGCAACAGGTTAATTTTCATACTGATTTAAATGTTATTACCTTCGGAAGTAAAAACTTATCTCTTCCTAAATATGAAGCAATTCAGCAAGGGTGGTTAGAAGCATGAAACTATCAAGAGAAGAATTAGCTATCATTGATAAATTGATTGATTTAAATAATGAGTTTTTTCAAGCGAAAAAAATGGACAACAATCCGATTGTAAATCAAATAAATGACAATCCTAGTCATTACGGATTTGATGAACAGTTTGTATTTCAAAAAGACTTGGTAGAACTTAAATCTAAAATTTTGGGTTTTTTTGATACCGATTGGGATTATATTAATCACAGGAAAAAAAATGTATCGAGTTGAATTTTCATTTTTGAATATACTTATTATTTTCCTAGTACTTATAATTATTTTATAGTTTAAAAAATTGCTTCAGTTTTTAAAGTAACTCAACAATGGAAAAGGCAAAATTAAAAGTAAGCGTAAGCTTATATTCTGCATAGCAGACAAGCACTACATTGGCTTTAAAACTAAGTGAAATAATAATAATAAAAAAGGGCAAGCTTAGGAGGTCTTGCCCTTTTTTTTGTATCTTTTTTTTTGTATTTTTTTTTATATTTTTTTTTATTTTTAAAATTGATTTAGATAGTCGTTGTGTTAGATAGTCCACGAATTAACGTGCTGATGAGAGTCCTAATTATGGGGTTCAAGAAACTAACTAATGGAGGTTAGAAATATGGAAGCAAATAATTTGTATGATAGGTATCACGAAGAAGATACAGGTTTTGTTGATGATAAATTAACAGTATCTTCTCATGGCTTTATAGTTATTACAGACGTGCTTGAAGACTTGTTTGAGCAGTTTGGTTTTGTGAGGTTTTCTGATAAAAATAATCTTGAAGCAGTTACAGAATTTGATGCTAAATTAGAAACTGTTTTTTCTGAAACAAGAATTGATTTGGTACAAGCTTTTAACGAAGCAATGCAAAGATTGGAAAAAAACAATTAAACCAACTCATATAAATAAATGGAGGGCAGAAATGCCCTCCTTTTAAACCAACTGAAGAGTATTTGAAACAATACGAAAGAAATTAAATAGAGGTATCTTTAGCCTGTAAAAAGGTGTTCTATTGGTGTTAGTAATTCTACTAACTTAACTATAATTATTTCATGGAGGTAATATGAAATATAAACCTAGTGAAGCATTAAATTTAATGCAAGACACAATTAAGGCTGACTGCTCGCCTTTCCTAATTGGAGGAACAGGTGTCGGAAAGTCTGCAATAGTCGAAGATGTTAGAGACATCTTGGCAGGAAAAAGAAAGATTGTTCGTAAAGTAAATCCAAGTGCCAAAGAATTTGGTTGGATAGATTTTAGAGCAAGCTTATTTGAGTCTCACGATTTGTCAGGCATTCCCTATATAGAGAATGGTGAACAGAAGAGAGCCTATTTACCTAACTTACCTGTAAGTGGTGAAGGGATGCTTTTCTTAGACGAATTCGGACAAGCTCATCATTCCATGCAAACTGTTCTCTCACAACTTTTGTATGAAAGAAGGATAGGCGAGTATGAACTGCCAACTCCTGAGAATGGAAAAGGCAATTGGATTATTGCTTGTGCATCTAACAGAGCGATAGATAGGGCTGGCTCAAACAAAATACCCTCTCATTTATATTCGAGAGTCACTATGATTGATTTTGTACATGACTCAAATGATTGGTTTGATTGGGCAGTTAAAAATGACGTGCATCCTGACGTACTAGGGTTTTTAACTTTTCAGCCTAACTGGTTGAATGTTTTTGACCCAAAGGTCATTGCACCTCAACCTTGTCCTAGGTCTTGGACTAGACTATCAGACATACTAAATACGAATCCTGTATCTTCTTTTCAAAGTCTTGCCGATTGTAATGTGGGCGAGACTGCTTCAATTGAGTTTGCTTCTTTTCTGCAACTCAAAGAAGACGTTCCTGATTTGCAAAAAATTTGTGAGGGGAAAATAGATACTCCTCCAAAGGCAAAGGAAAAGAAAAAACAGAATGGTATTTATTTTGCTTCAGTCGTTGCCCTGATAACTGTAATCAAAGAAGCTTCTGAGTCTTTGGTTGAAAGTTATTTTGAAAATGCTCTTAGATACATAGAGCAATATCCAACTCCTGAATACGAAATATTTTTCGTGCGTTCTGTAGTCAATGCTAGAAATGAACTCGTAGAAACGACAACTTTCAATGAGTTTAAAGTTAAGCATCAAGACTTAAAGGTGTAGGTATGGAAAAACTTAAACAGTTTGAAATAGAGGTGCAAGAAATTCGTTCTTACTATGTAACAGTAGAAGCTACTTCTATTGAAGATATAGAAGACGAAGTTGATTTGAATGTATTGATATTTGATGATAACCAAATCTTTGATATTGAAAGGTGTTTCCAAAACCTTAGTTGTGCTAAAGAGGTATAAATTATGGAGGGTAGAAATACCCTCCTTTTTTTTCTGTATAGGGAATTAACCCTACTGACGAGCGACCTATTCATTTATGGGTCATGCGAAACAGATAACTACATAAAATGGAGGTTTTATGAATAATAATAATGACCTTTTATCTTCTCGTGCGGTACTTGTAAGCTTAACAATGAAGCATCCAAGTGGCATTAAAGTTGATAAAAGTTTAAGAGAAGGATTGGAGTCCAAGGTAGGTGCAGATGAAAAAACTTTGCACGTTTCTAAGCATATATTTGGCGAGAATATCAACAAGGTATTCAGACTAATAACCAATAGAGCGAGAGCGAATCACTATTGGAAACTGACTGTACCTTGGGCGGACAATACTGCTGATGAAGAGTCGGCTAAGACTAGTGGTTGGAGATTATGTCCTAGCACAGTTGTTGACGATTTACAGGAAAGAATGGAGTCAATGGAAAATGAATTCTATGCGGAAGCTGAAAATTTTCTTGAGAACTATGACGAGTTTATCGAAGTAGCACAAGGGAAATTAGGTTCTGCTTTTAACATAGAAGACTATCCTGATGTAAATGACTTGAGGAAAAAATTTGTTTTTAATTTCAAAATAAAAACTATTCCACAAGTCACTAATGCTGATGATATCCGTTTAAATGTTTCTGCAAAAATGAAACAACGAATTCAATCAGAAGCTGAAGACACAATTAAACACAATATAAAAAATGTGTTTAAGGTAACAGTAGAAGCTTTACTTGAGCAAGTTAATCATATTGTAGACAAGTTGAAAAAGGGTGAGCAATTTCATGCAAGAAGTTTTGATAAATTAAGGCAGACTGTAGATATGCTTCCCTCTATCAATGAAGACATCCTGAACAATGACAAAGATATTGCTAATGCTCATCAAGGTCTGCTTACTGTTCTAACTTCTATTAATTCTTTTGACTCTCTAAGGGATGATTCTGAATTAGGAGAAGCTAGTCGTAAGAGGGTCGTTGATGATTTAGAGAAGTCTGTTGATGATTTGAAAGGCAGTTTTTTTAACAAAGCTTTTGGAGGTAATGATGATTCAAGATAATTGCATCAAATGTAATGCCGAAATTGTTTTCGGTGGTGTTTGGGGTTTTTGTAACGAATGTGCAAAGACTGAAGTTGAACCTATTTTTGAGGATAAAAAATGACCGAGAAAAAAATTGTTAAAGCTAGAGCCAAGCTTATGAAAGGCAATATTGGAATGGCTTCAATGTTGCTTAACTTAGAATTGGTAGAGAATCCTTCTATAGATACTTTAGCTACAGACGGACAAAAAATCTTTTGGAATAAGGATTTTGTCAAAAGCATTTCTGAAAAGGAACTTCAAGCTGTATTGGTACATGAAGCTTGCCACGTTATTTGGGAGCATCCTGTACGCATGAAAGAACAGAATAAAAATCATGTAATTTGGAATTACGCAACGGATTATGTAATCAATGGCTTTATTCATTGGGATTTAGGCATGAGATTGCCTGAAGGTGGTTTGATTGCTTCCAAATATTATGGTTGGTCTGCTGAAAGGGTTTACGCTGATTTGTTAGATGATGATGAAGCGTTACAAGATACAGTAGATGATGTGACTACAGGTCTTGGCTCAGATGATATTGATTGTGGTTCTACAGAATTGGATGAGTTGCCTTTGCCTGTTGGAGAAATAATTGCTCCAACTAATGAAAGTGGCAAAACATTACAAGACTCAGAACTTCAAGATTTAACTAGAGAAATAAGAAATGCAGTAGCTAAGGCTGACAAGTTAGAAAAAGCTATTGGTAACGATTCTGGTTCTGCCATAAGAAGTAGAATGGAAGAGTTAGAGGAATTTGATATTAATTGGAAAGAACAATTAAATGAAATTTTGCATAGCACAATAGCCAACGAGTACACATATGCACGACCTAACAAAAATCATATATGGAGAGATATCTATTTGCCTTCTAAGGTTAAATCTCCTCATGGAGGAGAATTGGCAATAGCAATAGATACATCATGCTCTATCAATCAAAAAGAACTCAACGTATTTGCTACAGAAATTATAGCAATGGCTGAGTCTTGTGGATTGGAAAAGATTAGGGTCTGCTACTGCGATACTATTGTTAGAAAAAATTCTAACGGAGAATGGTGGGATGTGTATGAACTTGCTGAAGGTGAAGACGTAACACTTGAAGCTAGAGGAGGGGGAGGAACAGCATTTAATCCTCCTTTCAATCTCTTCAATGAATGGTCTGATGAAGTAGAAAACGTACAAGCGTTTATCTATTTTACTGACGGATACGGAAGGGTTGATGCTGATGTTGAGCCTGACGTACCTGTTATATGGTGCGTAACAGATGAAAGCGAGTATTCAAAAGATTTACCTTTCGGTGAAGTCTTATACGTTAGCAAGGATTCTCTTGTAGCCTAACTGAAAATCAGGAGGGGGAAAATTTTCACTACTAGGAAAATATTTTCCCCTTCCGTTTTTTGCCTGGGAAAAATTTACAAAACTAATCGCAAGATGTGTGTCTTGCCTGATGAAGCGAAAGCAGAAATTAGTTTACTAACAATTACTTACAATGGAGGAATTATGAGTAATAAACATGAAATGAAACTAATGGAGGGTGAAATAAATGATTTGCGTAATCAAGTATTTTATCTTAATGGTCTATTAGACAACATAACTGAATGGCTTGAAGAAGAAATAGAACATAACGAGCCTGTATTAAATGGTGATGAAGAATTATCTGATGATACTCTAGATATTCATGAGGGCAGAAGTGAATGTGCTACATCTTTACTTGAACAAATTAAAAAATGGGAGAGTGAAGATGAGTAAACATATATACCATGTAACTGAGCAATCTGTAGATGTTAGAAACTTCACTATTGAAACTGATAAACCATTACAGGATGATTGCTATAGTGATATTGTAGATGCAATTTGTATGGTTAGTATTACTAAAGAAGGTGATACTGAAACAGGTACAACAGAAGACGGAGTTAATTACAAAGTCACTTATGTTGATACAGATTATGGTGATGATTCTCAAGTAGATTGGGATATGTCTGAGGAGTCCGACAATGAGTAATGGAGTTGAAGTAAGTTTTAGAGACAAAATCAGAATTAAATCTATTGATAATGATTTTGCTTTTGAAATAGAAATTGGAAAACAAATTCGTCTTTCAATCGATACTTTAGATGAAGTTGATTATGAGGGAAACAAAACTTATACAACAATATTTGAAGAATTCATAGATAAAACCAATGGAGAAATATTAAAATGAGTAATGAAATTAAAAAACTCTTCTTAGTGGAAGGCGAGATATTTAATGGTAGCAACTTACAATCTACTTGGTATCAAGCTGAAGTTTCTGCTAGAAATAAAGACCATGCTGAAACTTTGGCAAGGGATGAATTTCGGAAACAAGGTGCTTTTCAAGAGGTCGATATAAAATCCATTGAATGTATAGATGAAATTGTTGATATAGATTCCTTTTATGAACAACAAGAGCATGAAAGATACATTAGTCAAAGTAATGCAGAACTTGAGAGGGGGAAGCGTGAGGTTGAGGAATGGAGAGAGAATCGACAACTGTTAGGACACGATATGGCTGAAGCTATAGAAATTCAACGAGAGTTTGAAGATTACTAAAAATTAATTAAAGGCGGAGATTACTTAATTGTAGTCTCCGCCTTTTTTTTTGGTCTGAAAAAAGTAAACCTACTGCTGTGTTTTGTCCTGCAAAATGTCATCCTAGGAAAATATTTTTTAGATAGTTTTCCAGAGAGCTGTAGCCGTCTATATCTAGTGTCTGTTATAGATTAGCAATACAAGATATAGATAGTTATGAGCTAATTTGATGACTAGTAGAATATTTTGTTAGTTAAAAACAAGCTGTAAAACCTGTGGATAAGTTGTGAATAAGCTGTGAATAACACTTGCGTTTTGCAATCAAAAGTATTATATTGTTAGTAGCTAACTTAATAAGTTAGTTAACCTCCATGTCTAGTTAGTAGATGTAAAAGGGGTAGGTAGTCCTAGAGATGCATTATTTACTACTTATCCCTTTTTTTATTCCATAATTTATTCCTTTTTTTTTCGTTTGAGATAGTCGTACAAGATAGTCTATGTTTCATGTGAAACATCTCGACATCTGGGTCTTACCATCCCAGAAAGCTCTGTAAAAAATATTTTCCTAGCCGCCAGTTTTTTCCAGGTTTCAAGCTTCTTGGCTTTCAATTTGATAGCAGTTTGCATATAATAGATTTATGTTTGCAGTAGTAAGACACACATATCAGCTTGATATTCCAGACCCCAAGAATGTATTTTCAGCTAAGAGTAGTGCCAAATGGGTGCATTTAGTTTGGGTGTTTGATTCTGAGGTAGATGCTTTGAGTTTTGCTATTTCATTACTAACAGACCCTTTGATAATGTCTAACGAATGGCTTTTAGAGTCGGCTATACATCAGTTAGAAGAGAATAGATTTTATCAAGTGGGTAGAGAAAGTGTAGCTATCGCTGAGGTGCAAGAGTCACCTGAGATAATCTACAAAGAACAACCAATAGAGGAAGATGAAGATGAAAAGTCTATTCATTAGATGCTCGCAAGAAACATACGACCTTGCACACGCATTAGCAAAAAAAGAAAGTCGGTCTTTAAACAAACAGATTATACATATGATACACAGTATGGCTGACGAAAAGAACGTACAGATTAAACAACTTTTAGAAGAGTCTAAAGAAGCAGTAGAAGAATTAGATATACCTGAACAAATAGGCAAAGAGATTTATTCAGGTGCAGTTACGAGCGATAGTGTACCTGTTAGTGGCTTGTCAAGGCTTGCTGAAACAAAGAAACAGGACTATCAGGACTGACATACCAATGATTTAGTAGTGCATCTGCACAGTCTTTGATTACTTCTAACTCTAAAATACTGATTTTATTGGGGTTATCTACCATTAACTTCCAAAACATCCTCTCTTTAGCATTACCACATATCTCAATTATTGTTTTCTGAACAGGTATCAAAATACAGGCTTTGGGTATGGCAGTAGAATTCCTGCTACTAGGAAAAAATATTTTTTCTGAAGCTCCTCCACCTGGATGTGCAAAACATCCTGACTTTGATATGACACCAAGATACTTGTCGCAGACATTGTGTTGTCTAGTATCTAGTTGGTCTTTGTGGAAAAGTACATCTATAAGATGTTGGTCAAGCACAACTGCTCTACCAACTTTACTGTTGAATTGCCTGATTACTATTTCGTGATGTTTATGCAGATGTGGACTGCCAACATCATTGACGTGGATTGTTTGTTTAGAAATCCCAATCGTAATCGTCTTCGACTTGTTGTGCTTCTGCATATCTCCCATTAACAGGATTAAAAGTTAAACTAGCAACCCCTAATGAGGATTGCCATTGCCACCTTGCTTTCCAACAATGTATGTCTACAGTACCTTCTCCCCTGTATACTGTCAATCCTGTATCACATTTAGAAAAGAAACTCATACTTTTAGCTACATCAATACCTGTTACGACATTCTTCTTTCCGTCACGCACTTGTGGTTTTGTTGGGTGACAAACAAAGAAGCAATGTATGTCATAAGCTTTGCAATGCAGTTGTATTTTAGTAAGTAAATCGCTAACCATATCTGTTTCAAGGGCATAGTTTCCTGTGCTTTGTATAAAATTAAATGGGTCTATGACAAGAATTCTACTGCCTGTTCTCATTACACTTTGAGCATTCTTTTCTAAAATAGACTCAATCGTAGGCATACCTCCGTCTTGATAATCCTGAAATAGTATATGTTCGTTGATAAACTTTTGTGCGTAATCTTTTTCTCCCTGTGTCATTCTATTATTAATACCCTCAAAGAAAGGTTTGCCAACTAAAATTTGTGCGAGTTGTACTGCATGAAGTGTAGGAGGCTTCTCAAAACTGCAATAGGTAGCTTTCCAACCATAATTCCTACAAGCGTTCATTATTATGTTGTCTAAAAATATACTCTTTCCGTCACCAGGATAGCCTGTTACGACTGTCAAATAGCCTGTTTGCAGGGAAAAAAGCTTATCAACTGAGTCAAACCCTGTGGTTATACCTTTTGGATGCCCTTGGTCGTATAGGCTTTGAAACTCTTCTGCATAGAAGTCTATATTGTTCAATCCATGTAGAGGTACAGGCTCTGCGTTTAGTACCTGATTCCTAACAGTCTCTGCATCTGTGTTGATTAATAATTCGTTAGCATCCTTGTGACCTTTGTAATCTACAATATAGCACCTTGCCTTGTTTAATCTTCTTGATAATTCTGATGCTAGTATCTCTCCATTTTTATCATTGTCTGTAGCTAAAATTATCTTATCTACTCCTTCAAAAATGTGTCTATCTTCCCATATGTACTTGAATCTTCCGTCTTCTGAAGGGTCTATCTTGTTCTCTGTTATCTTATTGGGTGCGCCATTTGGTACAGAATAAACGTCTATGTTAGCTTTTTCATGGAAGCTTTGTTTGATAGCTAAAGCATCTAATTCACCTTCAGTTATAACAACAGTTGATTCTATAGTAGGAAGGCTGTCGTTGTGTACTTGTCTACCCCACAATTTAGTAGCGTTGTTATCCCACCAAAACAATTTCTCACCATTACAGGTTCTCCACTTAACAGCTATCGTTTTGCTATCTTCCTCAAACATAAATCCCACGACTGGTTTTTTATTTTTTTCTGTTAGAGTACAACCTAACATTTCTGCTACTTCTGCGCTGATACCCCTGTTTTTAAGCCATTCTGAGGCTTTACCCTTCTTGTCTGTAGGAGGTACAACTATCTTTTTTAGTTTCTTTGGCTCTGCTTTGACTGCTTTCATATTAACTCCTTGTGTTCTAGGCATTGCTCCACTTATGCCACAATGATGACAATGATAGACAATTGTTTCTGAATTTATATTGACTGATAAAGGTGTATCGGTTCTGTTTTTTGACCTTTCCTTTTGGCAAGAAGGACAAGTTATTTTGTATTGTCCGTGCCTATAATCATTGGTCTTTGAATTAGTGTTGATGTGATTTCTGATACTTTCTTTTTCGGCTCGTGCTTGACCTTCCATATTTCCTCCATTAGTATTATGTATAATCTATATAGTAAATACTTATTAAATAAAAAAAATAATAAGTATTTATATCTAATAAATACTTACTAAATAAAAATACTATCTATCATTTTTGCAATGTCATTAGATAGTTTCTTCCTAGATAGTAAGGGATATTCATTAAGATTCTTTATGCTCAAAGTAATTTTATCCACGTCAAAATTATTTCTTTGGCATAGATTTTTAAAGTCATTTGATATAAAGTAGGAGAGTGCTTTTTGAGATGTTTTTGTATCTTTACTAGCTACATCTCTTACTGCCTGTTTGACTATCAGCGTGTCTATTTTTACCAAGTCATTCTCCATTCGTAAATAATAAATCATTACTTGCACATAAGCAATACCTCATGGTAACATAAACAAAACATCATAAATAGTTGGAGCGATTTAGTGTTTACAGAAAGGAGTAATTAATGAAATTCGAGATTAAGGAAGGAGTACCCCTGCCTGTAGGTAGAGGTAAACCTAGGAAGTATGACTTGCCTTTGGAACAGATGAAGAAGGGCGACCATATAATGATTGAACTACCCAAAAGCAAAATACGTCAAGAGATTAAGATAATAAGAAACTATTGTCTTAGATACACACATAAAAACCCTGATTATAGATTTCGTGTCCTAACCCAAGATGAAGGTGTAGGAGTGTGGAGAATATGACAGATAAATACACTTCAGAATCAGGGCATTGGTATACACAGGAAGGTGAGCCTATGTATACAATCATAGGTGCTAATGGTAAGGAGAGAAACACAACACTTGCTGATGCACGAAAGCTTAAACTTGTTCCCTCAGTAACAGGTGTAATGGGTGTATCAGCTAAACCTGCACTTACAGAATGGATGATAAAAGAAGCAATTAAATCTACTATGGTGCTTAATATAGAATCAGATGAAACCATAGACGAATATGTTAAGAGAACTAGAGAACATTCCAAACTAGTAGGACAAAAATCAGCAGAAAGAGGAAGCGAGATACATTACGAGATAGAAGAAGGCTTCACTTCAGGCAAAGAATCAGAACCATATATAGCCATTAGAGATTGGCTAGACGAAAACTACCCATTAGAAACTTGGATAGCAGAGGACTCCTTTTGTGCTAAAGAAGGCTATGGGGGAAAGATTGACCTGTATTCTAAAACAGGAGTATTTATAGATTTTAAAACCAAAGATGATTTGAGAGGTAAAGACCCAAAGAGATTGGTTTATGACGAACATGGTATGCAGTTATCAGCCTACGTTCAAGGATGTGGATTTGATACTGCTGAAAGAATCTCTATCTTCATTGATAGAGAGGACACAAGTTTAATAGCTTGTCATGTATGGGATGAAGTGACTCATTCTAAACACAGAGATATGTTTAATGCTTTATTAACATATTGGAAATTAACTAAAAACTATGACCCTAGTGAGGTGGGTGAATGATGAATGATTTTTTAATTAAACCATACAACGAATTTATTAAGGAGAAAAGCTAATGAGTAAACACACATGGGAGAGCCTAGCAGAGCAAGGGCA